CAAGTTATAGTGCAGAGCAAAAGAACCGACTTGTTAATTTACTATTCCCTGCTGGGTTTGACCCGAATAATACAAAGACAGCCAACAAGTATTATGCGGCGGTCACGACAAACCTCGTAATCTCTAAGGGCAATTTAGGTAACTACACGGTTCCCACCCCCCAGCAGATTTCCACAACAAAGACTCCCACAAAAGCGGTTATAACTCCTCCCACCCCGACTACGCGAGCAACCATTGGCGCAAATGCAAATACCGTTGTTCAAGAGGAGAGCGCGTATTCCATTGTTTCGCAGTACCTTGAAAACTGGGGTCTTGGTAGCGAGTCAGCAAAAGTCCTAAAGATGGTTACATCTCAAGGCGACGTAGTATCTAACACAAACTCTTTGCTTGCAATCATCCGCGGGGATGCCACCGCTCCTGCGTACCTTGGTCCTAACGCCACGGCGGAGTTCCGCCAAGCTTACGACAATGCTTTTCCAGGGTTGCGCGAGTACAACGAAAAGGCTTCCAAGAACCCAAACGGTGTCAACGTCAAGATGACTGAATCTGCTTACCAGCAATACTCTCAGCGCGTTCAGGACACCGCCACACAATACGGAGTTCCCACCCCGAACAAGCAGGAAGTCGCCAAACTACTCAACGGCAACGTGTCTGCCGTCGAGTACCAACAGCGAGTGCAAGACATCTACTCAGCGGTACAAAACGCCGATGCTGGCACTAAGGCAATCTTGGCTCGTGAATACGGGATCAATGAGAAAGACATTATGGAATACGTTGCCACTGGCAAGGTACCTGGGCGCAAAGCTGTAAGTGGCCTCCCAGAGATGCAACGTCAGGTCGCTTCCGCCGAAATCCAAGATTACGCCAACCGAGTTGGTTTTGCTGGTATCGACATGGGTAGCGGTCAGCAACTAGCAGACATGGCTAAGTTGGCTTCTACAGCAGGTAATCAAGGTCTTGGGTATGGCGTCAACCAAATTGAAGGAAGCCTCGCTAACGCGGCTCGTGACGTTACGCTCACCAAATCACTTCCCGGCTCGAACGCCCCTATGGTAAATACCCAAGCTCTCATCGCTTCGCAGTTGGCAGGCTTTGGTGGCATCAACCAAGTTGCCGCTCAAACCGAGGTTGCCCGCGCCGAAGGTGCCAAGGTCGCCCCATTTGAAAAGGGCGGTGGCTACGCAGAAAACGCTAAGGGCATTGTCGGCTTAGGGTCAGCACGAACCTAACGGCGTAACATTCCGCTATACGCAATGTACAATGTTTCTAGGTAGTTGGCCCTGTTTGGCCGCAGGTGCGCTAACAACCAAACCCATTCGGGGACGGCACATCCCCAATGCGTAACTAGTGCAGTTTTACAACTTATCCGCTTTGTTACCCTCTGGCAAAGTGCGTACCCGCAAGGAGCGATTGCATGGCATATGACGACGAATTTGAAGAGCAAGAACAGCAGACCCAGCCGCTAGACCCGAACATTCGGAAGCAGTTGCGCGAAGCTGAAAAGGCTCGCAAGGAACTAGACGCACTCCGTCTGGAACTGGAAACTCAGAAGCGTGAAACTTTGCTGGCAAAGGCAGGAATCCCAGACTCACCCCTCGGCAACCTTTTCAAGGATGCTTACAAGGGAGAAGCAGACCTTGAGGCAATCCGCCAAAAGGCTCGTGAGTACGGTATCCTCGATGCCCCCCGCCAGGAAGAACCGTCAAATGACCTTGAACTCGAAGCCCTCCGTCGGGCGCAGGGTGCGACTATTGGTTCGGTTGGTGCTACACCAGACCCCCAGCAGGAGTACTACGCGGCTTTGGCAGGTGCGTCTAGCGTAGAGGAAGTCATGGCAATCGCTCGTGGAGATGTAGGCCGTAAGGTCGGCGTCACCACAACGGGGATGTACTAAGCCTTTCATTTCCCGAAAGGAATAAAATCCCATGGCTGACGCCTACACTGGGTCCAGAACCCTTGATTTTTCAAAGGCCGCTTATGACCGACTGGCGTATTTCGCCCTCCGTCCTGAGCTGTACTTTGACGCCGCTGCTGACGTCCAGCCGACTGCCCAGTCGATGCCTGGTTCCTCGGTAACGTTCACTATTGTCAACGACCTTCCCATCGCTTCCTCGGCGCTGACCGAGACAACCGACGTGTCAACCGTTGCCTTGTCTGACTCGCAGGTTACGCTGACCTTGGCTGAATACGGTAACGCCGTACTCACCACCGCCAAGTTGCGTGGTACCTCGTTTGTGGACATCGACCCAGTAGTCGCCAACGTGGTTGGTTACAACGCTGGTGTTTCGATTGACACGATTGCTCGTGCTGCTTTGGACAACGGCACCAACGTTCAGTACGCATCAGGTTTGGGCGCCACGTCGCTTCAGTCCTCGGTGACTACTCGTGCAGGTGTGGCCTCTACCAATACCATCTCTGCCCTCGACATCCGTGTCGCTCGTGCGCGTCTGCGCTCGCAGAACGTTCCTACCTTCGGTGGTATGTACGTGGGTTACGTTCACCCAGACATTGTGGCTGACCTTCAGGGTGAGTCCATTTCTGGTTCCAACATTCAGGGTTGGCGTGCGCCTCACGTGTACGCTCAGCCGGGTGAAATCTGGACTGGTGAGTTGGGTGCGTTTGAAGGTGTCCGTTTCATCGAAACGCCTCGCGCCCCTGTGTTCGCAGGTGCGGGTGCTTCGTCGACAAACGTCTACGGCACGATGATTATTGGTCGCCAGGCTCTTGCTAAGGCGTACTCGATGATCGACGGCAACGGTGCTTACCCGCACGTCGTTCCCGGTCCCATCACCGACCGACTCCGCCGCTACGTCCCGCTGGGTTGGTACTGGCTGGGTGCTTATGGCATCTTCCGTCAGGCCTCTGTCCTGCGTATTGAGTCAGCTTCGTTGCTCGGCTCTGACATTGGTACCTCGTACGACCCATCGGTTGACATGGGCGAAAGCACCGCTGTCACCACGTCGTTGTCGAGCGTTGCGTTCAGTACTCCTAGTGCTGGCTTCATGACGTTCACTGCTTCGGCGGCACCAGGTGTGGCTACCGACGATTCTGTCGTTATCTCCGGTGCTACCACCAGTGGCATCAATGGCACCTACGTTGTCACTGCGTTCAACACTGCGCTCAACCAGTTCACGGTTGCAAGCAGCCTCACCACTGGTACGCTCGGCTCCGCCAGCGTGGTCTACCCGGCCAACTAGCAGGGATAGGGGACGAGTATGCCATGGCCTCGTAATTGCGCCGCTTGTCATTCATTTGACGTGCAGGCAGGGATTGATGAAATCCACTGCCTCATCTGCGGTCGTCTTACGGACCTCAATGGCGTACTCGTCCCCGTTTCTGACCAGTTCACCTCGGAGGAACTATGACAATCCCCACGGGCCTCGGCCTAACACGCGGTATCGAATCCGCAGACCCAATCCCCGGTCGTTCGTTTGACCGTGTTGCCGCTGCTAAGGCGAACAACGCGTCATCCGTCAAGGGAGAAACATCAGACTCTTGCTACTGCGGCAATTGCGACATGACAGATGCAAGGTGGATGTAATGGAATCACGCGCAGCCTTCAAGCAAATTTCGGAATACGACCTTCGTAGCACCGCCGCTAACTACATTGACACTGGCATTATCCCGACCCCCGTGACCTCCACCACCACAAGCGGCCCTGCCAACCGTGGCATGGAAGCGAACACGAACCGCGACGGTTTTATGGCTCCAATGATTACTGGCATCACCACTATTGACTATGCGCCTGCAACCATTCAGCCCGAAGTCATGCCCTTCAAGGTTCGAGAGGACATCTAATGCCTAGTCGCTTTGACCCTGTGTACAGCACCGACGCAACCCGTGATGGGTTTGTTATGGACTTCCGCCCGACAACGCTTCTTGAGCAATCTCAGGTGGGCGTTGACCGCGTGAACATGCCTGTTGGCGATGCCACTGGCCCACGCCCTGAAGTTCAGACTACGGGTGGTCGTGGCACCACGGACACCGAAGCAGCTCTCCGTCTTGGAGCGCAAGGCCGAAAGTAGCCCGGAGTGTCAACGTTCACTCCGCCAGTTGCGTATGATAACCCACCTATCCTGCCAAGCGCGGGTGGGTTGGCCAATCGTTTGTTTCGCTATTTCCCTAATCGGGAACGATACATTGCTGTCTTTGCTTTGAGCGATGGAACATTCGTGCAAGACACCGCTTCTACGGAAAACAGTAACACTAACATTCCGTACCCATATAACCCATACGACCCTTCAAGCCCGTACTCTACGTCGTATTATGTAGATTACACACGCTACCCGACACGGCAGGAAAAAAATGTCGTGTCTCAGAACCCGTACATTACAAAGGTCTATTTAGCGCCAACCACTATTACGGCGGCGGAAAAAACGGCTCTAACAAATTATACGGCTTATGGGGTCGGATACGGAGGATTGATTACATGACCGCAGTAAAGCACAACCGGGGGCTTTGCCCCGATACTTGTTTTGGGTGCAAGGTCGGCTCTATCGGGTTTGCGCCGTCGGCTATGCCCACCCGCTCCGAAGCAAGCACCGTAGAGCGAGAAACAAAGATTATGCACAAAGACGTGGCTGCTTACCGGCGACTACGCAAAAACGGGTTGCAACCCAAATCCGTCAAAGGTTCGGCAAGGCTCGAAGCTCGTGCTAATTCCAAGTGGGAAGTAGAAACCAATACGTCGCTTCGTGGCGACACCAAACTCGGCAAGCGTCTTGACGAAGTTCAAAGCGCAATCAACAGCGGTCAATCCGTAATCTAAGGAACAATAATGGCGCTTCTTTCCACGACAGCGGAGAACACGGCTATCGCCGCTGTCTTCGTTCCCAGCACCACCTACTACCTGAGCCTGCACTCGGCGACACCAGGGCAGACCGGCACGTCGGAAATCTCGGGCGGCTCCTACGCGCGTCAGGGCATCACTTTTGGCTCAGCATCGGGCGGGTCAGAGGCGTCGACCAACAGCCAGACC